TCAAACGGGAGTCCAACCAAGTGGATATAACCGGGATTGGATCTAACAATTCTTGAATAACTTTTAAAACCAACGCCAATGGTTGATGATAAATATCACGGGATTCCACAAATTCCCCATGCGTAAACAATGATCTCTTAAATCTTGTATATACGGTTGGGCAATTATCTTCAATCCATTTAGGAATGGTTAAATTGGGCAGGTGGATTTCTTTTTTAGTTTTATTCTTGGTTCGTATCATGATTCAAATAATTTATTGTAAAACCATTCTTCAATCACCAACGTGTTTTCCTTTTCATCAAACTCACACAATGAATTCGGGATCCATTGTTCATCGCCATCTATATTATACAATTTAGCTTTCGGTGTAACTCCCCATAATACAATCTGGGCATTAACTTTTATTGCCCGTTTGCCGTGTAAAAACACATCGCTCATCAGTGTTTGCTTTTACGTTTTATTACAAATTGTTCGTCAATATATTCCCATAAATCAATAACCTCCTCACGCAACTGATTTTCCAAATTCCCCTCTTCAATCATCGTAATGGATTCATCCATACTTTGACTTAATTTACGGGAACCAACCATATACATAGTGTTCTTTGTATAATCTTTTATGAATTGAAGATTTTCCCGGATATCATCAATTCCATAATCATACAAAATAGTTATTGGGGCAACGTTACCCGGTTTCCAAACTGAACTTTTAATCACTTTCACCTCAGTGCGTATGCCGATTGGTTTCTTTACCACTTTTCCCGCAAATTTACGCTCATCCCTCAATTCTTTTATCAATCGTGTACGTAATCTCAGGCTGGAATAAAATTTGATGCCCCTGCCACCCGGACTGTCATATTTGGATTGGCCAAAGGTTGGGTTCATATTTTCCCGCAATTGATTGCTACTGACCCAAAGATAATTATTATCCAATATCTGTCGGGCAACTTTTCGGAAACCTTCACTGAATTCTTTGGCTCTGCGTCCACCCATTTTATCACCTTCCTCCTTTTCCATTTCCATGTCTGTACTTAATGCCGCAAGAGAATCAGCAAAAATACCATTAATGATTTTAACATTCTTTGGTTCCCATTCCCGGACAGTTTTAAACAATTCTGTTACAGTGTTACAAGTGTCATAATCCAGTTTTTCAAAATCCACTCCAAACATACGGGCAAACTGTTTATTCAACCTGCCTTCAGGATCACGGAACAATGATTCACCTCCATCACTTTGAATATTACCAGCTATCTCACAAAGCAATACTGTTTTACCGGTGCTTTCCAAACCACTCACTTCCACAAATATTCCACCCGGTAATCCTCCTCCCCTTTTCCTGCCCCCACTGATAGCCAAATCCAATAAGGTTGAACCAGTACTAATGGAATGTGTAAAATCACCATCATATTCCCGTTCAACTTTGGGAATGGCTTTTTGTTTAGCAATTTTACGTTTCATCTGTTCGCTCAACTTTGGCTTGGTCTTTATTGTATTTGTTTTTCGTATCATTTAATTCAATTATTCGTTGAAAAATTGTTTCCACTTGAACTGAATCCAATCCTTTACGTTGTAACTCCAATTTTGCTTTTTTGAAAAAGGTATTTTTATTTGATGAATTTTGACTTTTTTGATATATCACCGATGCTATCAAAGTCATCAAAACGTTATCATCAAATCCCATTTCCTGTTTTTCATTCATCCATTGTTCCAATACCTCTTTTATGATAATGGTTTTAGACACCCCTTTCGCCAAACTATACAACGTCAAATATTGGTGAAAATTACAAGGTAGTTGAGCCCCAACATACCGGGACTCAACCGTTCCTTGATTTTTAAACTTAAATATGTTATGATTCTTTTGCTTCATCACACTCATCCCATAATTCGCATTCATCACAATCATCAAATTTATTAGCATCCACCCCAAACCGATGTCCAAATGGGCAACGATCTTTCCCACCCGGTTTTGATGTCTTTTTATGGGTGGTTTTGATTTTACGGACAGGTGGTTCCGGCTCTTCATCCGGCTCTTCCTCTTCATCCGGCTCTTCCTCTTCAATCACCCGTTTCTTTTTACGAGTAAATGATTTCACCGGCAATTCATCATCCTCATCCTCTTCCAATTCTTCATCCGGCTCTTCATCCTCATCCTCTTCCTCAATCACCCGTTTCTTTTTACGGGTTGTTCTGGTCTTTTTAGTTTTTTTAACATCCTCTTCATCATCCCAAACTTCTCTTTCATCCTCATCCTCTTCATCCTCATCCTCCATTTCCAAGAATTTGGCTTCCAATTCCTCATAGGATTTTACATTTAACACTTCATCCAAATTTGGAATGCTTTTCAAAATACTTTCATCATATTCAATATCACGTTCCAAAAAATCAATCCGGCTGGCTTCAGAAAACGGTTTACCTTTTCCAATCGTTTTACTTGCCCAACGAATTTTCAACGTTTTACCTTCCTCCAAATCCGGGAACACCCCGTTGTCTTCATCCTCTTCCAATTCCTCATTCAACATATTTTGAAAATTCCATTGGCTGATGTCAAATATATGAGGTTTACTCTCAAACTTTTTATTGTCAATAGGAATAACCACATATAAAACCCGTTGAGAATATTTCAATTCATCCGTTTCTGATTTATCAGCTCCCTCTCTCAAACGTTTTGCCCTCAATTCACAAATTGGACATTTTTTACCGATGCTGGTTGGGCAAACTTCCGTGTCACCGTCACCGGCACCAACATTCCGATGTACTTTGAATGGTCGTTTATACCATAATGTACCGGGAATAGCAATATCCAATTCCGGATCACGATCTGGATGATTTTTATCAGTGACAAGATATGGCATAAAATCCAATTTTGTCCTGCTACCCGGCTCTGGCGAAAATACGGACACTTTTGTGGGTAAATTCAAATACCCATAACTGCTACCAGCCGCACGCTGTCGTTCAGCATCCCGTTGAACCTTGCCTTTAAATGAACTTTTTGATCTTTTCTTCATAATCTAACAATTTTAAAGTTTTATTTTATTGTTGCGTTTCAACCGTTGACCCACTGTTTGATCTGCCCGGTTTTGTTTTTGTTCCCGTTCCCATGAAATATCTCTGGGCATTTTTGGCCCAGCGAAATATTGTTGACCATGTAATTTTACCAAATTTTCCAAGGCATCCTTTTTACTCTCTAATGCCCGAACTGCCCCTTTGGCCATATCGCTTTCATACTTGGCATCTAACATGGCTGAATAAGCTGTCTTGTACCTTTTATCCAGTTTGATAGCTGAAGTGATCGCACCCTCTGTAACCTTGGGTAAATCAAACTTGTCCGGATCAGCACGTATCAATTTATCCAATTCAGCTGATACCGCATCCAATTCCTCTTTGGCATCATCCAAAGCACGAGACATTATTGCCGCATGTTTAGCATACTTTAACATTAAACTTGGTTGATCCAACCATTCGATGTCCAAAGCATTTTCATCAATTTTTACATCCTTTTCGTAATTCATTTTTATCAATTTTTAGTTACAGCATAACAAGCTTGAACCAAACCCGGAAACCCGGTGTTGTAAAAAGGTTCAAAAAACTCTTCCAAAATCATACCGGCTAATGGATCATCCTTTTTCAAAAGCACCGCTGACGCATATCCCAAAACTGCCCTGCGTATGTTTTCTGGTTCCTGGTCTTTTATTCCACGTAAAATTGAAGACACTTCTTTCCACCCGGCTCTTTTCATTAACGCACGACAAAGCTCAATGGTTTGACTTTGTTCTGCCGCAGTTTGCTCAGCAATCTCCAATCTTTTTTCCTCAGGCACCCTTAATACTTGTTCCAATATTTGAAGTGCATTACGGGGCAATCCCTGACTGTCCTGAATGATTTGCTCATACACCTCATCCCTCAATTTTTCCTTTTCCCGTATCACCGTGCGTTTCAACAACCGTTTCATTTCAATTTCATTTAACGGTTTCAATTGAAACTCACTACACCTGCCACGTATTGTGTTTAATAACTTTTGAGGATCAGTGGTGGCCAATATAATGTAAACTCCCTTTGGGGTGTCTTCCAAGAATTTCAATAAAGCATTTTGAGCATCGTTGGTCATCTTATGAACTTCATCAATTAACCAAACCCGGCAACTACCAAACATTGGTGAATATTGAGCATTCCTGCGTATTTCCCTCACGGTGTCAATACCACGAAAATCAGCTGAATCCACCTCTTTAAAATCTTCACCTACACACCCCAACCGATCTTTTATTATGCGACCAATAGTGGTTTTACCACACCCGGTTGGCCCATGTAATAAAAACACTTGGGGGCAAGTTTTCAAATCCCCCAACATGCTTTCCAATACACTAATAACTTGCTGATTCCCTTTTATCTCATTAAATGAACTGGGTCTGTATTTTTTATATAAACTCATTCCTTGTTAATATTTATGGTTTTACCACCTTGGGCAATCCGATTAATAACATTCGCCATCATTCTCTTGCGTTCTGCTTCTATTTCCAATGCCTTTGAATATGATCCCGCATGTAATGCTTTTGTTTTTTCTTTTAACCGTTCAAACAATGATTTCGGTTTGGTTACCTTTTTTTCCTTTTTTTCCATAACTAATCAATTTAATTTTTTAATCTTCAATACTTTATTATACAAAAAATTTATTTAATAATCTTCAAATTTAACAACTTCCTTTTCAGCCCAATTCCCATCCACTGTACTCAATTCTGCCTCAATTTCCAATGGAAC